CAATAACCCACCTCCGACGGATAGCTGTCTGGATACCATACCCAAAAACACGGTCTACGTGGCTTTAAAGCAAAATACGGGTCTAGAGTATTCCTATACCAGCTCGCTGTTAGGTTATTCAAACTCACACTTGTTGAGAAGTTTTCTCTTATTACCACCTCACCCAAATACTGACCGTTTTCTGAAACGCCGTTAATAGTGCTTCTATCGCGACCATAACTAATAGGAGTATGGCCGACGTATATACCGCGCTCCAATGTGGTCGAAAGGCCTGCATATAAGACAGCTATGGTCGGGGCTGTCGTTGCTCCCGAAATAACCATAGTGATAGTGGTCGGTGCTGCTGTATTTACTTGATAAAAAACAGCTTGAGCGCTACCTACAGAAACGGCATCAATGACAGTAGAGCCATCAAAGCTAACAGTTACTGTTAAGCCTGGCTGGTTAAGGTTGTGTCTGGCAAAAGCGATGTAATCTACTTCCTGATTATCATTATCAATTGTAATGGTCTGGGTCGCTGTACTGGATGCTACCCAACTAAAAGCCGTCAGAGGATTAGCCATATTGGTAGCTGGATTGGCGCTAGTTTCGCTAGTGGCCGCTATGTTAGAAAAACTAACATTACTCCTATAAGCTAGTATCCCAAAACTAGGCGCAACGGGCCGCTGTGCCAGAATGAGGTTTTCGGTGATTACAATACCCATTATACCATCAACCTGTAGCCGTCTTCTTGAAGCTCAACGATTTGCTCCATCAGGCGGTTAAGTGTCTCACCTGTGACCATTGAACCTGGGTCTACCTGTTCAACCCTGAGCGTTTGTTGTGGGCCTTGTGCAGCCGGTGCCGATGCAGCAACACTTGCAGATTGAGCAGCCGCCCCAGGATCACCACCACCGCCTGCTGTGCTGAATGATCTTGAGCTGATAGCCGATACCCTAGCCATGCCAGCCGCAATTGCCGCACCAGCCGCAGCCGCCCCAAGAGCTGGACCGACAACAGGGATTCCAGCCAAGGCTTTAAAGGCGCTCTGGGCGCTGGCGTAAGTGTCAATAACGGCCTGAGAAATAGCCGCCGCCTTGCCGATTTCAAACATGCGCTTGTTTTCTGACTCCATCAGGGTAGTCAGATTGCTTAAAGCGTTGCCCATTTCTTGAGCAATGATCTTTTGGTTGGTGGCGCGTTGCTCTCTTTCCATTTTTAAGAACATTTGAGTCTGTGCCGATTGATCTGAGTAATGGTCACTCCACCCAGATAACGCAGATTCCTGAGCCTTTACATCAGCATCGCCCCATTTCTGATAGCCTTGATCAATAACAGCTTGCTGCGCTTTTACGCCCGCTCTTGTGGCGTCTACGGTTTTGGCTGCTGTTTCTTCAGCTATAGCGATTACGTTATCAGACCACGCTTTAAGCCCTTCAGATGGCAAAGGTTCCATCATTAGGTTATGCCACTCATCAACCGCCGCTGTTAATTCCTCAGTAGCAGATGTACGCCATTCTCTAATTTTCTGGGTTGCCGCGCTTTCACCAATAACCAGTCGCTCAATGTCAACGCCGGGTATCTTGTTCGCACCGTCAATTATTTCATTAATGACCGTCTTGAACACATTGGCCATCTTGTCAGCTTCGGTCAGAATGCTATCTAAGACATAGGCTGCAGCGACTTCTAACCCCTTGAATGCCACCTCAAGCGACTTAATAACTACCTGAATTCCACGGATCGCATCAGCAACCAGAGAAGCGCCACTAATAATAAAATTGAACGTCGCATCAGTGGCGCGACCTACCGCGTTAGAGTCAGCAACGAAGTTTTTAAACTGATCAGCAAGGGCGGTAAATACCGGGGCCAGTTGTGCACTGATCTTTTGACCCATAGCGCCGATGGTCTTTGTAATTGTACCGATAGCGACATTAGATTGATTTAGTTTTTCGACTTCGATATCACTTAAAACGATTCCTAGCTTATCCGCTTCGTTAGCAAACTTATTCATAGCTGCGCCGCTATTTTCCAGTAGCGGCAGCAATAAGGTAGCATCAGACGCAATGGCTTCCATATAGAAGGTCATGTCTGATTGACTAAGGTTTGCTTTTTCTAGGGAATCAACGTAAAGCTGTAGGGCTTGCGGCCCTGATAGATTCTTAAAATGCTCAGCAGTAACGCCGACTTTTGGGCCGATGTTGGCGAAAAAATCAGCCATCGGACCTGCGCCATTCTGGATAAAGTCCCCGATTTTATCTTGGGTATCTTTTAGAATGTCCGCTAGTTTGTCTTGTTCTACTCCGTACTTCTGTGCCCCAAATGCGAGCTTTTGGAATTGCTCTACACTGGTTCCAGCAATTTTAGATAGATTGGTAAGCTCTTTGGCAGATTGTGCGGAGGCGGCAAACACAGCAGCTCCGGCAGCGGCAGCGGCAGCACTTGCAGCGGCACCCCACTTTACCAGCTCGTTAGCAGACGACCGGACTTCTTTGGATATATCGGAAACAGACTTCCGGGCTTTTTTCATGCCCTGCTGCAGCGGCTCTATGTCCGCGCCTACTCGTACCGCGATGTCTGCTATATTAGTGGCCATATGCTAACTCGTACAACTCCGCCCATTTGTCATCTGAAGCCCCGGTATAAACATCAAACCACCACCAAAGCTCTGTTGGATGCATTCGCCAAAACTCAGACGGTGCAAGGCCCAACTTTATAGCAGCCTCGTATGCCTGTCTTACTGAGCCTTTTTTCGTGTACGAGGCCTTGCTTTTTTTGCTGGCTTAGCATCCGGTGGCACCATCATCGCCAAAAGACCCTGAACAGCTAAGATCGCGTTCTCACCTGCATCAGCACCCGCAAAGAAAGACTGGTAGACCTGATCGGGACTCACTCTAGCACCAGCATGAACTAAGGCGGCGCTATAGGCTTGTGCGATCTTGGCTAACCCAGGGTTGCCGCTTGCCAGTTCTTGCAGGGTTATATGGTTTTCGATCTTGGCGATCAGCATCAAGACGTTATTGGCTTGGACCGTGTAGTCTTCACCCTTCCACGATAAGGTTACGTCCTGAAACATATTAAGCCGCCGTGTAAGTTACTGCGCCAGAGCTTTGTAGCGATCCCGAGAAGGTCACAGCATCGTTATAGGTGCCGCTTTCCTCTAGGTTCACCAGCATGAAAGTACCAGTCAGTGTATCGCCGTTAGGGTACTCAATGCTTGCACCTGATAGCTCAACCGTTGACGTGCTCATAATTGCCGTACGCAGCTCAGTGTCAGTAGTAACCCCATCAAAAGAAATATCTACCGCCTTCTGTCCTGGCGTAGAAAGCAAGGTTCGCCAGCCGCTGTCATCATCAGTGGTAATGTCGATAATTTCGTTGTTGATAGAGACTGACTTTGTGCGAATACCAGCAATGACAGTGGTATCAGTCAGCAGCTTAAAATTGCGTCCTACATCTTCAGCCATGGTTATAGCTCCCGAATGATGACACGAAAGGTCTGTACCCCGTGTCTGGTTTGGCCGTCTGTATCCAAAAAGGACTCAGACGACAGAAAAAAACAATCAACAAACAAGTAACCCGAATAACTTAGGTTCGTTTGCTGTCTGTGCAGGGCTGTATAAATAGCTCCCTGCATTTCCTTAGTCTCTTTGCGCCCGTAATACCTGGACCATGTGTGTATGGTTATGGTTACGTCTGCGCCGTTTTGCTCATCAGTATCCCACTCATTTAGCGTGTCTTCGCCAATCGTGACAAACGGGAATCCCTGAGAACTGTCCACCTGTTGCGGCACACTGTCATACACATTATAACCTAATTGACTATTAAGCCTAGTATATATTGCTGATTGTACTGCTAATTCAAAGCTCATTTAGCAGCCTCTAGCTTTTTGCGCTTTCTGGCTAGTGCGCTTTCCAGCTTCTTGCCGAACTGTTCAGCCATGATATTTTTGATATCACTAAAAATCAGTTCTTTGGCAGGACGGATAAACGGGCGCTCCGGTGTATTCAAGGTTCCGTTCTCGACAAACCGCCAATAAAAAGCGTCATTGTTTGAATTCTTGCCAGAATCAACCACGACATCGGATACAGGCTGATCCGGCTTTGACCGTCTGCGCTTTGTCTTAATGGCTTGTTTTAAGTTTCCAGTATCAACAGGAGCGCGTTTTTTGGCTTCTTTGCGTATCTCTCCGGCGATTCCATAAACAGTGGCCCTCATCAAGTTTCTAGACTCTCTAGGGGCTATCTGATCAAAGATTTCTTCAATCGTTTCCATTCCGATTACTTCAGCGGTCATTGTGCCACGCCTCGCTGTGCGTCAATCTCTAGATACTTTGCTCGATCACCAGGATCGCGGATCATACGGATATTATACGGAACGTCCTGCCAAACAATCCGATCCTTTTCTGTATAGGTGACGTCGCGTCGATTCCGTACTGTAAACACATAGTTGGCCTGTGCATCCAGCCGCTCAAACCGTTCTAATTCGCTACCGGATGCTGGTTTGACCATGGCCCAAACGGTCTTTAATGTGGCCCATGTTTCAACCTGGCCACCAAAACCATCATTGGCTGTAGTAAATCTTTCAATTGTGACTCTTTGATCTAAGCGCCCCGGTCTGCTCATATGCCAAGCTCCTGACGGTATGGGCTTAACAAAGCATAAAATGCCTGGTTCTCGCTAATATTTGTTCCAACAACCTGCATTTCCCGCAGCTCATACATATCAGCAACCGCTAACTTAATAGCTTGTTTAATGGCTGCAATAGCAACTGTTGGCGCTGTGCAGCTAAAGGTAAACTTTGCCCGCTGCGCGTCCGGCCAATCATCGGCAGTATATTCGAGAGTCTTATAATCAGCATCCAAAGTAAAGGAACTTGCTGAGAAGTCTTGGGAATCACCGTTGGTGTCGATATAAGAAGCAGACACAACTGAGTCCAGACCAAATACTGGCACATACAACAGGTTATCACCAGTCGGAAGGCTATCCACGGTAATCAAATAATTGCCATCAGCTACCGGGCGATTGAGATAATTTTCAACCATATCACGAGCGGCGCTTATGTATGTTCCAATTAGTGTATCGTCTATTGTGAAGTCAGACCCAAGGCGCAGGTTTTCTTTGGCCTCTGTGACAGTGATAGGCTCACTAGATGGCTCTGTAACCCGCTTAACTGTGTAATTGTCAGCCTTATAGTAAATCACAGGACATCTCTCACATCTGCTCTTTTAAAACAATCTAAAGCGGTTTCGGTGGTGCAATTGATAACCTCTATACCGACTCTAGCTAAGTCCTTAGCTAATGGCTTGAAATTCTTTACCCAATTAGCTACACCAGCGGCATTATTCAGGCTCTTAGGGTGGTCGCCATGCCAATGAGTTTTACCGCCTGTGTGCTGCATATCATACCCTAATAAAATGATCCTGCTTACCCCAAAATGATACGCTAAATTGATTGCTTGGTAGCCGCTGTTATGGCCGTGATGGATTGTATCCTCATCAGTGCACAACCCAGCACCGCGCCTGGCCATAATCCAATTCAATCCGTATCTTTGGGCTGCTGCTTTGGCTTGCGTCCACGTTTCCGGCCCTTTTGGGATTTCTTTATGGTAGTCTCGCCACCAAGCTGAGTCGCATCCGTAGATAAGGTCGCACCATGGGGCTGCTTGGTAGCTTGTGTTAACTGTGATAACTCGGGTTTTGTTTCTAACGTATTCGCACTGCCATTGTTCAAGACTTGGCCCGCTGGCGATGATTGTAACGGTTTGGTTTCGCCAACGGCCTTGGCTTTTTTTGGCTCATCAATCTTAACCATGCCGTAAGCCTCCATCTGGCGAAGAATAATAAAATCAGCGTCCACAACTTGTCCGGCAGAAACATTGCCAAATCTTGGACTAGAAAAATCTTTTAGCGCAATTCCAGTCGGCATTAGATTACCTCCCTAATAATTTCAAAAGTAACATCTACGTCTGCTGTCGTATTTGTTGCCCTAGCCATAAATCCTATATCACATGGGCCTGTAAATGGTCCTATAACACTATTATTAACTGGTAGATGGCCGGAAACATCGTGCTGCACAGAAAATGCCTTTACAGGGCTAAATGGGGCCGATGTATTATCAGAGCCTTCTCTGACAAACAGAACTACACACGCCGTGTCTGAGCTAGTCACAGATATCCTATGCGAGTATACAAAAATTCGCTCACCAGCTGGCGCGCTACATATCCCAACCTCGGCAGAGCCAATCCCAAAACCACCATCTATCGGGATCTCACACCACGTATCACCGCCGCCAGATTCTCTTAATGTGATCGTTCCGGCCTGTGTAGTTGCCGCAAATGACCCATAAGTCCCAGCCGTCGCAACATCCATTTCACAAACACGCAGCCAGTTTCCTGGCACAGTTACTGCTGTAGTACCATCAAGTGAGACGGTATCTGTCTGTCTCTCCCAGTTTTCATCTGTCCCCGTGATCCTAACAGACCTAGCGCCAACACCTGAAACATCATCAGCTGCGTTATCTGACAATATTTCAAGAGTCACAGCCGACGTAGGAGTTCTATAGACCTTGGCTGTAGCTACAGGAGTAAACGACGCCCCTATATCTTCAGCAGAACCGAATCTTAATATCCGGGTTGTCCCATCAACTTCCTGGGCTGCAACATCGAATAAATAATTCGCTCTACCTGTCTTATATAAGCTCATAATAAAAAGGGGCTTTCGCCCCTCTCCTTATGCGTCAGGCCATGCGCCGTAAACAATCGCGGAAGGCTGGAACGTACACAAGGTAGCTCGCGCCTCAGCTCGGATTGTCAACAGGTTAGACTGTACGTTGGTGTCGTCCTGCTCAAACATCTCAACAGCAACACCTTCACGGTTAACCAGCATCCATGCGTCGTTAGACATACAGAAGAAGTTACCAGCCGTCACGCTGTTAGATGCCACGACCGGCAGACCCCACAACATAGGCTGCATACCGTTGTTAATATAGCTGATTGCGCCACCAGTACCACCAAGGTAGGTGTTATCGCCAGAAATACCAGTCTTGGTACGCTCTAAGCGACCCCAGTCAGCCGGATTGATCAAAAACACGCTTGGCATATAGTCGGCAGACAGAATTTGGATTTTAGCGCGGTTTGCTGCGTCGAAATCGTTATCCGCTGTGACAATAGTAAGGTCGGTATGGTTACCAGTAGTGGCGATACCGCTCATATTGGGGCTGGTGCCGTTGCCTGTGATGATCTGCTGTTCCATACGCAGGTTCACACCATAGCGCATCCGGCGGTCAATGTAGCTTGACAGAAACGGTGCATCATCCAAAACCTGTTTTGAGGCTTTAATAAAGTGCGCCACGGTACGGACGTACTCCTCAACACCTTCAAAGGTCAGGGTGGTTTCTGGCTTGGAACCGGCCTCGGCAGTCTCTGCGGCAGCATTAGTGAACAACAATTCACGGGTATAGTGAACGGTGTTAGAGCTTGTCGCGCCTTTAGGGACAACATCCATCACGTTCAGCTGTCGGAATGCACCAGGAACAATACCGGACATATAGTCCTTTGGTACGATATCGTCAGTCGGGTTCTGAGGTGAACCGCCTTCACCAATAATGGTATTTTTGGTTTCAAAGCGCATCTTAGGAGTGTTACCGCCTTTGAATGCTTTGAACTGCTCAGACTCAACCACTTGCTGACCAACAGTCGCTGGACGGCCTTCAGATTGTAGTTTTACGCCTTTTTGCTGAATAGCGGTCAGTGCATCCTGAAACGCGGTTTGCTGCGTCTTCATCTCATTAACCAAATCTTCATGGTCTTTGAGTTTTGCATTCAGTTCGGCGCGATCTTTTTCAGAAGCCTTGCCCATCTCGGCAACTTGCTTCTCGTTTTTCTCGAATTGCTCGTGAACAGTCTTAAACTGCTCATCCAGCATTTTTTTGATTTCATCGGACATGATAATCACCGTTTAGTGAGTAAGTTTACTTGGCCCTGTATGTAGGCCGCTAGATCGCTGGTATCTATTTCTTTCACTTGCTCACCAAGTGTCAGGTTCTTAATGCGACTGACCAGCGCAGTAGCACTAGATTTCGAGAAGCCTCCTGAATCCCTCAGAATGCGCTCTATTCCTTTCAGTGTATGGGCGTGTTCAATGGCCGCTTTGACCTCTGACACTCGCGCCATATTGTCGGCAGGTTCTTCCACTACGGATACCTCCCGCAATTCAATTTCTTTCAAATAACGGATACCGTATTTTTCTTCGTAGTCTTTGACCATAAATCCAATAGACAGACCATCTACAGTGCCGTGTTTCATGCTGGCCGCTACATCTTCGGCTGTACTGTGCCCAGGCGTTAGCTCACCTTCCATATACAAGCCTTTTTCGTCTTCCTGATAGCGGTTCCATTTACCGATAACAGGGCCGAAGTGGTTCCAGCGCATCAGTATCGGGCGCTCACGATCTGTCAGGGTGTTTTTATAGGCACCTGGTACGATAGTGTCATTATAGGTATCAACACCATTAAAGACTGAAGCATAACCACTAAAGGTTAATGCATCATTTTTGAACTTGATCTGGCTCTGGCTCAGTTGGAGTAGTTTGTGCTCCATCTGCCTGACCTCCGTTATTACTTCCGGCTATATTAGCAGGTATCAATGTGGAATTTAAGTATAAAGTGTCGCCGCCCTCTTTCGGGCCTCTACCCTCAGATGCTCGCGCCTCATTTGGTGTCATTTGACCGTTATTAATAGCAGCACCTAGCGTTTCTACTCTAGATTTGGCGTCCATTCGCAACAAAGAATCTACATCAAACTGTAGGACGTATTTAGACCAGTCTTTCTGAGGTTGAAGGTGCCGACGCATACTTGACTCAATGCGCTCTAAATTTGGGCGGATAGTGAATTTATAAAAGCCTTCGATTATTTGCTGAATACCCGATCCCCAAACGGTGGAGCCTTGAGTGTCATTAACCAAAACAGATGGAACGCCCCAAAACCTGCAAATATCCTCGATATTAAACCGGCGCTGCTCGATTAGCTGCATATCGGAAGGGCTTATGCTGGTTGGTTGGTACTCCATGCCCGCCTCCAAAACAAACAGAGTATCATCCGGGCCTTGCGTTAGGCTGTCAAAGTTCCTGCGTATAGCCTTGCGTTGGGTTTCGTCTAATACGCGGTCAATAGTCAGGATTCCGGATTGCTTGCCGCCATTCTCTGCTAGCTTAGACACGCGATTGTTAGTAGCTACTGCTGTGGATACGGTTTGACGTGCATAACCCAATGGGGACAGTCCTACAATACCATTACCAAATAGCTTTATGTGCCAAATTGATTCCCTGGCATAGATTTTGACATTTCCATCAGAGTCGGTGTATTTATAAACAATCTCACCATCCTCTAGCAGCATTACTTCCATCTGAGCAGCCATTAGTGGCAATAGACTGACGATAGTATCACCGACACGTTCTATGCCAATATAAGCATTGCCCCAACTAAACAGATTTAAACAGGTCGTTTCCCAAAACTCAGTATATGTTTGATATCTATTAGGCTGGTAGTTAAGCAGCCGCCAAAGCTGGTATTCGGTGTTTTCTTCTGGTCTGCCACCCTTAATCTTATAACAATGTAAAGGCATTGCGGCGATTGTTTCGGCCATGATCCGATTGCAGGCCCATACCGCCGATACAGTCATAGCAGAATCAAAAGTAACACTAGACGCTTTAGATTCGCCTGTATAACTAGGTAGTGGGGATTGTTCGCCCTCTTGCTGAATAGGACCACCGATACCAGAGAACCTGGCACCAAATATACTTAGGTTTCCAATCAGACGTTTAATAGGGTTCACAGTCTGGCCCCTATAGGATCGTTAATAAATTGGTCAATTGACACCATATTATCATTCATGGCTCGGCCCATGGCCATAATCAGCGCAACCGGGCCATCTATCTTATTTTCTGGCCGTTCTTTACGAGGATAGACGTTTTCCTTAGCGTCCTCTTTGGCGGTCACGTTTGATAGCATCCAAGTCATCACCGGATTGCCGTCGTGCTGGATTTGTCGAGAGCGAATAAGGCTGTCCACATATTTCATCGGTTCAGAGAAATTCAAAACTGTTTGCCGCATCTCTACCACTGGAACGCCTTCTCCCATCAGTTCGGTGACCAACATTGTCGCCTGGTGCGGATCGTATGCAATTTCCTTTATACCATATAGTGATGAAAAATGCAGTATATCTTCTTTAATGTAATTAAAATCAATGATTTCTCCGTCAGTAACGGTTAAATAGCCATCCCTGGCCCATCCTTGGTAGTGCTCGTTCTGGCTAGATTCGACTTGCGCCTCCGGAATGTAGAACTTATTAAAGACCGCGTACTGATCTGTACCCAACGGAAACAGCAAATTAAGCGCCGCAATGTCTACTTTTGAGGCCAAATCCAGCCCCATATAGCACTCTTTTCCCTTAAAATCTTCTAATTTTAGTGATAAATCGGCTGATTCCTTCCATCTTTGGACATTAAAATACGCATCGCGGGAACCAACCCAGATATTTAGGTGTTTGGTCTGAAATACGCCTTGCTTGCGGCTATTGTTCTTGGCCTCTTGTAGCTTGGCCAGCAGAAAGTCCTCAGATACCGACACACCATAATTCGGATTTGCTTTAATCAGGGTTTTCGGGTCTGCCCAATCATCATCTTTATCAATTGTGTAGATCAAACCAAAGGTCTGATCGTCTTCCATCACCCCATCAAGGGTTTTCTGTAGGTCTAGCTGCATCTGGTAGCATGGCCCGCCAATATTGTCTCCGGCGGTCGTAATAACCAATAATAATGGCTGCTCACGTGCGCCCATTCCGGTTTCCATGGTATCCACAAGCTCATCCGTCTTATGCTCGTGGTATTCGTCAACAATCGCGCAATGGGGACTTGATCCGTCCCCAGGCTTACCGATTACAGGCTCAAACCGCGAGCCGTTGTCCTCTATGTGAATATTAGATTTGAATACCTCGACCCCGTAGAACTCCAGAAAGTCCGGCACCTTCTCGGCCATTTGTTTAGCAGGTCTAAACACTTCCCATGATTGTTTTTCACTGGTTGCGCCCGAGTAGACCTCTGCGCCGTATTCTTTGTCGGCTGCTAGCATATACAACCCGGTAGTAGCCGCCTCTGCCGATTTTCCGTTCTTTCTTGGTACGAATAATAAAGCCCTCCGATAACGTCGGGTGTCGTCTTTCTTTCGCTTCCAGCCGAACACGCACATATTAAAAAAGCATTGCCACGGCTCAAGGATGAGCAACTCTTTCTTAGCGGCCCATTTGCCTTTAGTGTGTGGAAATAGCTGTTTAAACTTTAGTGTCTTCTCAGCCGCCATAGGATCGAAGTAAAAATGAAAACTATCTTGCTTGGATTTCTTGAGGTCGTCTAGGTGCCTTTGACAGGCCAAGACAATCCATTTGCAGACTGGTATCTTGCCGCCTATAACATCTCTGACGTACTTGCTGCCACGGTCTACGTTCGGATGGTTCAATTCATATCCTCAAACGGATTTGATTTTTTGGTCTTAGGCACATTAATCCGGCTACGGTCTGCTGGGGTCATACCAAAGCCAGACAGCAGGCCGTGCAACCTGGCAAGGTCTTGTCCTTTCATGTCTTCCCACTGAAACCGCATCTTGTAGACCAGCTTGCACAACGCCTCAAGTGCTAGTCGGTCACCCTCACCTAAGACGCCAGCATAAGAGATGTTAACAATCTCGTGCCAGATAGATTTCTCGGCCTCGGTCATGTGCTCCGGCGGCAACCCAATACCCAGCACTGGCTCTGGCTCTCCGTCCGGCCTACGCTCTGGGTGAACCTTAAAGCTACCACGATTTTCTTTTACTTCTGTAGGGGTTCTTGGTCTTGGCATTGTTTCACCTTTTGCAATAATCGCTATTGTATATTGCGTTTTGTCGAATTGCTATTTTGGAGACATGGAAAAAAGGC